GTAGCCTTTGAATGCAACACTGGACATGGACTCCTCTATTGCATCAATACACTCTATGTTACCTAAGTTGTAGTGGCTAGGGTTATTCACTGGGTCTATCTCTGCTGCTTCTTCCTCAGCAGGTTTAGCCCAATGCTCTAGTCCTGTCTTCTGTACTTTCTCGTTGTGGTTCTTAGCCACTCTGTCCCACTCAGCGGGGCTTACGTCATTGAGTCTCATGTTTAAAATCCTCTGATAGTTCTTCAAGTCTGTCGTTGATGCGGTCACTAAACTTGTTGACTAACTCTTCTGAGCTTATATCTAATATCTCTATGATTGTTAGCTCGTCTAGCATCGACATCTTCTCTAGTAGTTCATAGTAGGTTAGAGGCATCCTAGTCTCCGTACTTCTCTCTCAAGTAGTTTATACTAACAGGTAGCTCATCACAACCACCGTCTTTAACCTCATTAAGCATCCATATCCCTGACCAACTGCCATTAGTCTGTGGGTTAAGGTAGTCCTCATCGTGCTGATAGAAGATGCCAGAGAACAGTCCTAGCATGTTAGTGCCGTCAGCCTTCCTAGCATAGGCAATGTCCCTGTCTTGTACGTGTCCCATCACACACGACATATACTTCTTCTGTAGCATCAGCTTTGCACTGCTTACTGGTCTGCCCATAACACCACTGGTGAAGTAGTGGGCATAGGCTATGTCGTCAATGATGACAGGCTCCAGGAATGGATACACTTCCCAACCAAACTCTTCTAGCTGAAAGTCTCTGTAGCTAATTAAACCGTCTAGCTTAGGGTCTGCATTGGTTGCTCTTTCTATGCGGTTCTCGTGGTTGCCTAGAGTGAACACTAGTCTAGGATTCCAACGCTTGTCTTTGTTGCGTATCAGGCGGTTCTGCTCATCCTTGATAGGACGCATGAACATCTCCATAGCAGCAACACCTGCTTCTATGTCGTTGGTGTAGCGTCTGCCTTCAAAGCTACGAGTGCCTACATCGTATGATGAGAGACTAGGTAGATCAAACCAGTCACCTATCATCACAATAACGTCAGGCTTCTTGTCTACAGCGTACTGCCCTGCCCATCGTAGATGCTCTATAGACTGGTCTGGCTTTACTTGCGTGTCTGGTATTACTAAATGTTTAGTCATTAAAAGATTCCTCTGCTAAATACCACGTAACACACTTTCTGTTGCATGAACTACATACACGAGCTAGTCCTTGCTTGGCTAGCCCTAAGTTTTTTAAATCAGGCAATCGTCTGCTGAATATCTGACGCTGTTGATACATATCTCCCTCAGACAAATCAGCCAGTTCTCTGCTTGTCAGTCCTTGATTATCAACTAAAATGTCATACACCATCGCTCTTTGTGTATCCATAGCACCAGAACTAAACATCTGTTGTGCTGCTAATTTACTTGTTTCAGGGTCAGTTTGTCTGTAAAACATCTCTACTTGGTTCATTTTTTACGCCTCTTACGTTCTGCGTTAGTCTTAGCAGTGTGGCACTTGTGACACAGTACTTGATACCCTTCAGCTTCTATGAACATTCTTTCAATGTAGGTGTTCCAATCTACAAAGCCTACTTCTGGATCTACTACTGGATCTATGTGGTCTACTGCTGCGTTATTACGTCTACGCTTCTTTCCTTCTAGCGGTGGTAGTGTAGCGGGAGAGCCTTTGCCACACTTGGCACACTTGTAAACTCCCCTAGCTACTCTAGCCGCTGACTTAACATCGTGCTTTACACCCCACTTAGCGTGAGCCTGACGGAGTGCGGAGACGATAAAGGAACGAAAACGTGCTTCTGTCCATCTACCGTTATTCCTTGTCTTCATTGAAGCTCCATATCTCACCTTCGTAGCGTCTTAGCCAGAGCATCCTACCATTCTCTATCACTCTGGCCTCGTCACCATCGTACATCTCTACGCATTTGTCATAGAATTCCTTCTCTGTAACACAGTCCTTCAATATCTTCTCTGACTTCTTATCGCCAATACCGTGAATGCCTATGATGTTATCAATCCTGTCACCCATCAGTATCTGGCGGTAGAAAAAGCGTAAGCCGTCCTCTGGCTTTACATAGTACTTGTCCTGCTTTACAAAGTTGTAGTGCCATCCTGGTATCTGGTCAAAGTCCTTGTCTAACGTAACCATGATAGCCTTGTCACCGTGTGCTGTTGCCTGTATAGCTATGGCATCATCTGCCTCTTCTCCTTCAGTAACTACAGCAGCCCACTTGTCGATAAGGTGTTGGCGTAGTGCCTGAATATGCACTGGCTTTGCCTTATCTTTGCGGTTTCCTTTGTATTCAGCAGTGACGGCATATTCCTTGCGGAAGTTTCCTTTGCCAGTGAGATACAGAACATAGTAGTCTGTTTCCTCGTCTACGTTGAGTTGTAACAGGATGTCGGAGATGAAGCCATCGATGGTGCTGATGGCTGTCTTCTCTGATTCCTCGTTGCATGACCAACCTATGCGATAGACTAGAATGTCTGCATCAATTAAGATCACAACGCTTCGCCCAAGTCCACTTCAGCTACGTCAGCACCGCCACCATAGGGAATGAGGTCAGTGACTACTAGCTTGAGCAGTGTAGGGCTACGTCCCGCTTGACCCGCAGGAGACTTCCAATCGTAGTAGCTTACTACTGCTTTGGCTTTAGAACCGTTGCCTACTAGGATGCCTTTGATCTCAGCACCGTCAGTGTCGTAGATGCGGATAGGGTGGCTAGACTTTGCAGTGATAAAGTCACCTTGCCCATCCTTGCGTCTTACGTTCAAGCCCATCATCTCCAGTGCCTCTACTGCTGCCTTGGATAGGTTAGCTAAGTCTACTTGGTACTTACCTGACATACGGTTTACTTCAGTCAGACTAGACCACATCATGTCTGCATTGATTGTTACTGGTTTTGCTTCACTCATACTAATTACCTCTTGGTTGTTTTAGATCACAACTGATCTACATATATTATACCACGAATGGTACGGATTTGTCAATGTGTTTCAGCCCAATTGTTTCCTACATTGTACTCAGCATCAAGTGGGCATCGCAGGTCTAACACATCTCCTGCATTCTTGATTGCTCTTACTGCCGCTTTGCCTACTACATCAGCAAAATTCTCTGGTACTTCTATCTGAAATTCGTCATGCACGTTAGCCACTAGCTTGTGCGGTATATCGTATGTCGATAAACGATCAGCTAACAGCACCAATGCCTGTTTCATTACTATAGCACCTGCACCCTGTAGCAATGTGTTCAGTGCCGCATGCTCACTTCTTACACGCAAGCGTCTACCATCTAGTGCAGGTAGTGTTCCTGCTGTGGCGTGTTTAGCCACCTTCTCACGCAGTTTAGCCAGTGCGGGTGTGTTGCGTAGGAACGAGTCTATAAGCTGTTGTCCTTCTCTGTAGCCACCGCCTACTATCTGCCCTATCTTGGCTGCTCCTGCACCGTACAGGAATGCGTAGATAAATGTCTTGGCCTGGTTGCGGTCTGTTAGTCCTGCCGCCTTCATGTTAGCTGTGTGGATGTCACCACTTAGTATCTCGTTGGTGTATCTCTCGTCACGCATATAGTGTGCAAGCATACGTAGTTCTAAGCCACTGGCATCACAGCCTACGAGTTTATGTCCTTCAGGTACACGCCAGAATGAACGACACTCTCTGCCATACGGTGCAGACACTGATGGCACTTGCGCTAGGTTGGGGCTGTGGTGCGTCATACGGCCTGTTACAGCACCGTTGGTGATAACCCTACCATGCACCCTACCTTCCTTCTCATGGGTTAACCAAGAATCTATCTGCGCGGCACGTTTCTGTAGCATCAGGTACTCGTATATCATCTTAGCTTCTGGTATGTCGATACCTTCTAGCACCTTCTCGTTAACGATGATAGCACCTTTCTCAGTCTGTAGCTTAAACTTCACACCTACACCTTCTAGGCGTTCTGCTATCTGCTTGCGAGAGCCTACGTTAAACTCTGTCACCTTGTCCTTCAGACGCTTCCCTGTCTTCTCGCTCCAACGCTCCTCCACTATTGGTGGAAACACTTTCTGTAGCTCCGCTGTTATCGTCCTCATCTTGTGTGTTATGTCTTGCCACAACAAAGTTGCTTGCTCTACGTCTAGCATGAAGCCGTTGCGCTCCTGTTGAGCCGTAATGATAGCTACCTTCCTTTCTAAATCTACGCATTGCTCTGAAAATTCCTCCCGCTTCAGTGAATCAGTTAAGTGTTTATACAGCCTAGTTGTTAATGCTACATCTTGTATGCAGTAGTCCACCATCTCTGGTGTCAGTCCACCGTCATAGTCATCAAAGTCTATCTTAGGATCGCCAAAGCGTTTGCCCCAAGAGTCTAGGCTATGGCCGCCTTCCAGAGAAGGGTTGTATAGTCTGCTGAGTACCAGAGTGTCTATTAGAATGTCTACTGGAATGTGTATTCCCCACACTCTCTCTAGCACTGGCGCATCAAAGCCTATGATGTTGTGGCCTATAACGCCTTCACAGTTGAGCAGCACAGGCTCTAGGGTGTAAGAGTTGTAATGCTCTAGCACCTCGCCAGTGTTAACGTCCTGAGTAACCACTACCCAGATGTTGTCGTGACTGGTATTTGTTTCTATGTCCAACGTAATCAACATAGTATTGCCTCGCTGTGGTGTCTTTGTTGCTGTGTCTGTTGTACGGATTTACGTACGCTAGTTGAGCCTTGCTCTCTTGTGTCTCACTTATCCAACTGCCAATCTTGCTCATATTCTTGACTCTCCATTACTGTGTCTGCTTCTGATCGTAAGTCTTCTCTGTCGATAGTGTCAATGTCGTCAGTGTAAAAGTAGCAGTCATTGCACATATCTAAATACTCTCCGCTGATTGCAGATTTCCTAGTGGACTCAAAGTCCGATAAAGCCTTGTTACACGCTATGCATCTCATTATAACATCCTCTCGCTTAAAACTGAATATGCTTTTGCGGCTGTCTGTGGGACTACTGCGTTTCCCAAGAGCCTAATTCTGTCCACCCTGTTGGTACACCCATCAACCACTCTACCCACTCTGGGTTCAGTTGGCCACGCCCCGACTTGTGTTGAACTGCATCTGGTAGCGAGTTTGTCATTGGATTCCTGTTCTTTGCCGCTAGTGTTTCTGGCAGAACTGCTCCCTTGTAATCCCTTGCCGCAGGGGTTGGCCACATTTTCTCCGCTGTCTCTACAGCATCCTTCAGCTTCGCTCCGTACCACGGGCTGTTCGGGTCTTTGCTGTGCTTCGATCTCCACTGGCCGTTGACTAGCTGTGTCGGGTAGCTTCCACCAGTCACATCGAACACCGTTGCGGTTGGCCATGATGTAAACTCTTTTTCGTTGGTGTGGTGCGCCAACTTCACGCGCTGAGAATATTCCCCACGCTGTGCTGTAACAATCTTCTTCCAAGTCGCTGATGACGCTGTTGAGTCCAAGCGAGATGTGGCCTTCGACGTTTTCAAAGAAGCACTGAACAGGTCTAATTGTTTCAACGTGTTTTCTGATGTATGGCCAGAGGTGTCTTGGGTCATCTCCTCCTTTGCGCTTTCCTGCTGCTGAGAAAGGTTGGCAGGGGTAACCGCCAGTGATGATGTCAACTCTGTCTCGAAACACTTCTGATGGGAAGGTTTTAATATCCGTGTAAATAGGTGCGGGAGGTAGCTGTCCTGTTTCCATTTTCGACACCAGGTTTGCAATGGCATAGGCTTCGATCTCCACATAAGCGACGACTCTATGTTCAAGCCCTGCAAGGTCAAGTCCTCTTTCGATTCCACCATATCCTGCACAAAATGCGATGACAGTGGGTAGTTCTTTGGTAGTATCCACATTGTTAATCTCCACGTTATAGACCTTCTTCTTTAATTTCAGTCATTCTACCTGTAGTCTGGTCAAATAGCAACCCACCTGCCTTGCCTGTAGTGCCACAGAATCGATTCTTTAGCACCCTGACATGGGTTGTGTTTCTCTCTACAGGGTCATCAGCCTGACCATTCCTCTCTAGCCCTATCACCATATCAGATAGCTGTGCAATGGATGCGGAGCCTCTGAGTTGCGATAGACTGCTCACAGCACCTTCCTCATGGCCTTTGCCGTCTGGCCGCTTCAGGTGACTAACCATAAACAATGTTATGCCTGTCTCTTGCACTAGCATTCTCAGCTTGGTGCAGATTTCATCAAGAGCCTTGCGTTCATCACCGTTGCTCTGCGCTGACACAACAATACTAACGTGGTCTAGAAACAGAAACTTTGTGTCTAACGCCTTAGCCATGTAGCGACAACGTGCAATGATGTTATCAACACTGGTGCTACCAAAGTGGTCAAANANGTAGAGTCTGTTAGTTCCCATCGTAGTTTCAAATGCTTCCCAACGCTCCTCCTCCGTACTCTCTACATCTGGTAGATGCAACGGCTTGTTAGCCGCCAGAGACATCAGCGATAGAGCAGTCTTACGTGCATTCTCNTCTAGGAATAGTAGACCAATGTTCTCCTCAGAATGCTTGAGAATATGCCACACTATCTCTCTCACAAACTGAGACTTACCTAGNCCTGAACCTGCTGTGATGGTGACTAACTCAGCCTCCCTGATGCCATAGGTTAGCTTGTTCAACTCAGCCCACGGGTATTGCACTGCGGCCTTCTCTACTGGCTTGTTAACTTCTTCCCAGAGACTAGCACCGTTGATGATACCATCTGGCACAAACTTCTCAGCAGCCCAGAATGCGGCAATGAACTCTCTGGTATCGTTAGCCTTCAGGTAGTCGCAAGCGTCTTTATGGCCGTTGGTGTGCTTCACAATGGCTGATTTACCGCCAAACAACTCTGCAACCTCTCTCGCGGCCTTTGTACCTGCCTCATCTGCATCAAAGCATATGACAATGGCATCAAAGCTATCCAGATATTCGTATGCGGCTTTGCAGTCTTTCAGCGCACCTCCTGCACCATTCCTGACACTGACGCATGGGTACTTACTACCTTGCATCTGATATGCGGCTGCGGCATCGAACTCACCTTCACAAATGGTGATGTACTTAGCACCGCCATTGAATAGCTGTTGACCAAACAGACCAGTACCTGCCCAGTTACCAACATTGTAGAAGTTTTTATCTGGCAGTCTGATCTTTGCCGCAATAGGCACATTAGCATCTGACGGGTCATGGTAGGCAAAATAGGTGCGATCAGCCTGATCCAGTATTCCGTAGGTTTTAGCGGTGGCGGTGGTTAAACCTCTATCGACAATGGCTTGGTAGTTACCTGTCGTTAGTGTTCTCTCTACTGCACTGAAGTCTGGTTTAGCCTTCGGCTCAGTAGACACTGGCACTGCTATCTCCCAAGTCTCCTCTCTAACCTGACTACTGGGCGTNTATTTATGACAACTGTGACAGAATGTACTGCCATTGTCGTTGATCTGTAGCGCATCACTGCTGCCACAGTCTGGACATGGTTGATGTATTTTAGCCACTACAACACCTCCTCATATACCCTGCCATAGCTAACCAATACAAAGGGTAGGTGCAACAATATCCCTTCAAAGGGCATAGCCTCAGTCTGCTCAGTCTCTCTGTTATACACCCACACTGCTCTACTGTCGGCAAACTCCAGAAATAAACCACAACCGTTAATTAACTCTACACTTAGCATTCTACCGAATAACATCATTATTCTTCTCCCTCATCTGATAAATAACCTTTCAATGCGTCAACATCAACAAAACCTAATAACTCACACAGTGGTGCTTCCTCATTAACGGCTAAATCATATCTAATATGCTCTACTACCTGCTCTATAAGTTTTAATTTATCAGCCTTAGCCTCATCAATCTCCCACTGCTCCACTGGC